AATCCTGCGTCTCCGCCCCATGCTAACCACATAATTCTTCCATTAGATGGATTTTCTGAGTTATCCCAGTCTTTACCCTTTTTATCTACTTCATGACGAGAAAAAAATGAAAACATTCTTTTAACAGTATCAAGAGACATAGGTGATCCATTAACAATATCTGTTGCTCTTCCCCAACCAACTGGCGTACCAGCACCAGTTGCCTTGCCATCTTCTTTCCACTTCAAAGCACGTCTTGCTGCAGCCTTCATTCCAGCATTAGGCGTATATGTTTCTGCCATTACTTATCCTTCTTTGGATGCTTTACTTCATATGGACCAAGAATAGATTTAACTGTACCGTTTTTATTCATACGAACAATCATTCCATCTTTAATCTGTGTTGAATTAAATGATTTTGCTTTTTTCTTTGGCATTATTTTACAAATGGGTTTAGATCAAAGATTGATCCACTCCATTGCCCCATACCCTTTGTTGCATTATTGCGCCAGTCTTCAGGAAGCATGTCCATCATACCAAGTGCTCGTGCACGGCGAACAATGTGTTCTTTTGCAGCAGCATAATTTGATGCACGTCCTACAGACTGAATTGCATTTTGTAAATCTCCACCATTTGCAATTGGGAATGATCCATCTGGCATTGCCATTCCCGATGCAGCCATATCTCTACGTGCATCCATTGAATAATCTCTCTTGTCCATATTTTCTCCCTTATAGGTACCACCACGACGCTTATATTCCTGAACTACCCAGCCATTTGCAACGGCAGAAGGATAAACATCAAACTTATCTTTTGCTTCTCTAACAACTGCTTCATAAAGTCTTGGATTAGAAGGAGTAGATCCGCTTCTGCGTGGCTTAATCATGTCCTCATAATTTGGCTTTGCCTTATCCATATCTTCTACGTCTTCATATGGAGCATTAGCCATTTCTCTTTTACCAATTGATGAATCATACATTGCCATCATTGTTTCTGAGTCCATCTCTTCTGATTCTTCTGTTTTTAATGGTGGAATTTTTACCATTAGTCCCATGCTACAAGCGCTATAAAGTCTTGTTGCTTCCCATGTTCCATCTTCTTCTTGTTCAAATAATTGAATTAATACCGCTGGATTTTCTGGTGTTGCCTGTAATGCATACTCTGTACCAGTATTACCAAGCATACCCTCGTACATAACGTGTACAACCTGACCAATGTGGAAGTCACCTTCTCCTCCATGCTCAGTCATACCAAAGTCACCTTCTACCAAGGAGGTAGCAGCCTTTCCTATGTTGCCTTCGCTTCTATTGATTGCATAAATCTGTGCAGCGGCTTCTGCTTTTGTAGCGTGGCAGCCCATTACTTCGTTTGTTCCATCTTTAAGGGCGGGAAACCCAGAACAACCGTACGAACCCTTTTCTCCGATATGATATGGCATAGTTAGATTATATCAGACTTCTCGCCTTTTAAGGAGTCTCTTTATTTCCTCCAATGACCACAATTCTTGTTTACTCAACTTGTCTAGTTCCTTCTGTATAAAGGCTTTATCTGTTACAGTTACCTCTGGGTCATCTGCTAGAAAATCGACATTTAGATACCCTTTTTCCCAAAGAACCATTATCTCAGAATTAACAAAATCAAGGTGATCTTTGTATAATTCTGGCATAACCTCTTTTATTTTAGGGGTAAATGCATACAAAAATTCTCCATTTGATTTATCAATACCTACTACTTCTAGTGCATTTTCTAGTAGCAGTTTGTCAATAATTTCTTCTTCATCAGAATTAAAACTACTCATATGATTACTCTTCCACTAAGTCAATAAATGACTCTAGTTGTTCTCTTGTTTGTGCTCCAGTAGTTCTTTTAATTTCTTTACCGTCTTTAGTTAATATAAATGTTGGAACAGAACGGATCTCAAACTTTTTAGTAAGTTCCATTTCTAAATCAACATCAATCATTTGAAATTTAGTTATACTGTCTTTATTCATTTCCTCAACAATTGGCCTTACTTTCTTACAAGGATTACACCAGTCTGCTGTAAAATATAAAACGTGTAACATTACTTACCTGACTTTACTCTAGCCTTTTTCAATGCTTCAAAGTCTTTAACTTTTGCATCTCCCATATAGCCCCAAGCGTATCCATCATTAATCATCTTATCATTGAGTGATTCTGTATCTCCATTAACATATACCCAGCCAAGAATGCGACCATACTTCTCAGATGAATCCATCTTCTCGGTCTTAATCACGACTGACTTTGCATCTTTAAGATACTTCTTAAGATATTCCTTAGACTCAAGACCAAGAGCCTTTTCTTTAAGATCTTTTGTGCGAGACTCGGGGGTATCAATACCCGCAAGTCTTACTCGTGACTGAAATAAAATATCAAAGCCTAAGTCAATAAGAACGTCAATAGTATCTCCATCTACAACATTGTCTACTTTTCTTACATAGTATTCATACATTAGTAGGATTCTCCTTTAGCCCTATTTTCAATTAACTTATCTCTTTCATCAATAACAGTTAATGCAAAAGACATCATCTTCTTATATCCTTCAGGATTATCCATGATTTTATTGTAGTGGTGTCCACAAAAGATTAGGTCTCCAGATAGTCCTGTGACCTTTACCAAGGCTTCTGCTGCACATGAATCACAGCGATCAGTTGCACCTAGTACCCATTCTTTTGACACAATCTCTTCTGTAATCATCGTATTCATAGTATACTCCTACTTTCTATTATCAGTTGAATAAAAACCTGTACCGTTAAAAACTGCCGTTACATTAGAGTATATACGTTCCATAGGTAGAGTGCAAGTTTCACACTCATACCCTGGATCGCTTTCTTTTATGGAACGTTGTTTGATTACAATATCTGTACAGTTTCCAGTACACTTGTATTCATAAACTGGCAATTACTTAACCTTTGTTCCTTTACCCCCACCAGAAGACTTATTTGTAACTGGCTTAATTGTTTTAGGTGCTGCTGATTTCTTTGCAGCGTCTGGAGATGCAGTCTTAACTGGAGTTGCTGGCTTGTCTGCTAACTTATTAAGTAGAGGAGCATTTTCTTCACCAGCATATACTGGACGACCCCAACCAACAACAGCGTTAACTAACTTCTTCTTGTTATTCTTTACATATGCACGAGTCTTTTCTACGCACATACCGCCATTGCGCTGATCTCCTTTTGCAGTTCCTGAAGTATTTCCTTCAATAACTTGGATAGTTCCGTCACCATTGTTCTTAATGCAAATACCAACGTGTGAAATACGATTTACACCATCATCTGGAAAATCAAAATAAATCCAGTCTCCTGGCATTGGATCATCATTACGAGCATCTGACCAACGTCCTTCTTTCTTAAACTGATCTGATGCTGCAACAGTTGACGCTGACTTTGGGAACTTTGCTACACCAGCGGTGTAAGCGCACCAAGAAACGAATGACTGGCACCATGGTTGGAAGTTTACCTTCATCCACGCACCATACTTTGTTTCATTATCTTTAGGACCTTCAATGGTTCCTAATTCTGCTTTTGCAACCTCAATGATTGCCTCTAAACTACCTTTTGCTGCCATTTTTTATCTCCTAATATTAGTGAGCAGTTTAAACACATGCTCAGGTGCTTATATCTATTATATACTATCTGTTACTTTTTAGCAATCTTGATAGCGATTTCTTTTGGCTTCTTCTCTTCTGGAACGACACGAACTACATCAACATACAGCATACCGTCCTTCATTTCTGCCCCAGTTACTTCCATATATTCTCCAAGAGCAAATGATCGTACAAATTTACGACCAGCAATACCCTTGTGAACTACTTCTGCATCTGTTACCTCAACAATCTCACCCTTAATGATAAGAGTTCCATTATCTACAGAGATTTTTAAGTCATCTTTTGTAAACCCTGCAATTGCAAGGGATAGCCTATATGTATCTTCATCTAGTTTAAGAAGGTCATATGGAGGATATGATTGTGAGTTTGTTTTATGTGCTGTGTTTAGTCGGCTTAACTCTCTGTTAAAGCCAATAAAAAAAGGATCATTGAATAGATCCATGGAGTACTTTGTTACCATTTTATTCCCCTTTCAAGCGAATAAGTTAGTGCACCCCCATTTGGCAGGTGCACTACCTATTATATCACTATCCTACAGATACCACCAAATTGGTAGATACCGACTTTAAATAATCATAGGTAGAGTTATGGCTACCCTTGTAGTTTTTAGCCCAATGCGCTGCAAGGGCTGCTGTTGCAGGAGATGTTCCCATGATGCGTTGTCCTAAAATATCATATGTGCCAAGTGCAAAGAAATCAATCTCTGGCGCCTTGTTACTGTATAGTTCAACTCTGTTGTCTGCGTTTGATGCACCCACTGCAATTGACTCAGCAATGCAGGCAGGGTATCCAATCTGAGTAGTCTTATAGTCATTTCCAGCACTAAAAAATACACCAACATTTAGACTTTGTAGTGAAACAATAGTCTTTTGTAGACCAGAATTTACTGGACAGTAGTTAGCACCCTTCTTAAACTTTGAGTACTCAGAAAAAGATGTAGAAGTTGCTACAATATTAAACTTTGTTTTATTCTTAATGACCCAATCAAGTGCTTGCTTAACTGTGCTATTTGAATTTACTGCAGCAAACATTGGATTCTTGTCATTTCTATCTGCTGGAACAATACGAATAAAAACAATATTCATATTTGGATTGATTGTTTGTGCAACCTTTACCATATTTGTTCCATGCTCAAAGCCATTAATAGCAGCACGATGTGCTGATCCTGGACCTTCCATAAAGGTTTGCTTATTTGGACAACGCTTTTCTTCCATTAAACATACTTCATGATAGATGCTTACTTGTGATGTATCTACTCCTGTATCAATGATTGCAATTGCTGGCTTTTCTTCAGCGTGTACCGCTGGTAAAAATGCAAGACCAAATACAACTAAAAATAACCCCACTACTTTTTTCACTTATATCTCCTTTATTTTAAATACTACTTGACATGGGTCGCCCCCTGCTTCCCATTCTGCTTCTTCTTCTTCACTCATATATGGATCACCATCATGAGTATTACAGAACGGTTCTGTTATCCATCCCCGTTCAATTCCATTTTCCATCCAGATTTCAAACTCATTAAAATCTGATTCAGTTTCTTGAATTTGTTTTAATATCTCGTCAAACTCTTCCATATATTTAGTATACCCCTATACCTGTAAAAAGTCAATTGGACCAATACAAGATGAACTAAATTGAATAGCACACCCTAAAGCAAGAGCAAGCCTACGCTTTGGATCTTTATGATTTTGGGTAGCATGAAGAGACCCAATAGCGTAGTCTGCCCCTGATCCTATGGCAACATAATCTCTGTCATAGGAAATCATAGTAAGCCCATCTGCTTCATGCTCATAGAGTTTACCTTTAATACCAATAAGAAGTGATATCTCACTATCTTTTCCACCAATATCCCATTCATTATAAAATTCTTTAAGGGATTTTAAAAACTTTCCATGCATGAATTTATCTATGTTGCCCTCTGGTGTTGGCGGTATAAAATTATATTGAATAATTTGTGCATCAAATGTACCAGAATATCCAAAAATATATGGACCAGATTTCCAGATTTTTGGTTTATCAATAGATACAATGTAACTGCCTTCAGAGGCACCACGTTCACCAGCAAGATGAATCTTGCCGTCTTTCATTATTCCTGCAATACAAGTCATGCCTACCCCTAAGTTTACTGTATTACCAGTATATCAGAGGTAGGCACGAGTGTCAAATAGGGTGTATTAAGCCTTAGATGCTTTTGCTCTGCGTATTTCTACAGCAGCGTCTTGTACGGTTTTTGCATTTTTATCTGTAGTAGAAAATGCTGCATTAATCTCATCTGCTGTAAGTCTACCGTCGTCCATAAATGCACGAGCCAACTTCTCAACTACAACTGCAACCGCACTAAGTCCAGCCACAGTCATTGCCTTTGCTACTGAAATTCCTGCTATTGCACCAGCGCCAATTACAGCAAGGGCATTTGCTGCAAAGACTGCTAGGATACGCATAAGTATATTCCAAATATTTTTTACACCGTTCATATTACTATTCCTTTCGTAGTGGGATTGTTATTAACCAAACCACCGTTGTTGCTAATACAGCAATACCAACAATGTCTCTGGCCGATCCTGTTAATGTTAGCCATGCAATAAAGAAGCCAAGGAGAGTAAAGGCTTGTGCGATTACTTCAACTCCAGCATCTTTCAGCCATGTGAAGAATCCCTTCACAACTTTTTTGATGATTTTCATATTATCTCCTCATCCCAATCATTACATTAGCAATCTGTGAAACAATGATTACTGGAATAATAACTTCTTGGGCCTTCTCTCTCTGATCGTCTGTCATATCCATACCTAATTCAGAGAAATTAGATAGGAGTTCTGTAACATCCACTTCAAATAATGCTCCAAGTGGGTCTGCCAAGAATGCTTCTGTTTGTACTTCTGTTACTGCATCTGCTAATGTAAATGGCATTGGTGTTTCTCCTGCATCTCCTGATCTTTCTGAAAACTCAACAAATGCTGAAGCAAGTGCTGGGTTAGATTTCATTTGCTCAGCAATCTGTGCAACTTCTGAAGCCTTAATACCAAGATCTTGTGCAACCTCTGACTTTGCTTCTTGTGTCAATGCTCTAAGTGTTTGACTAACTGCTGTTATTTGCTCAGCAGAAAGAGTAACTAACTTATTATCTTTGCTTGTAAGGTTAGCAATAACTCCAGATAAATCTTCTGAGGTTCCCGTTCCTTTTTCAGGAATAAGTGCCGCTAAAACTTCATCAGTAATTTCTACATCTGGTTCAGTCCAAGGATTTTCTTCAGGCTTTGGTTCTGGTCCAGGTTCTGGGGCAGGCTCTTCAGTTGGTTCTGGAGTTGGTTCTGGGGTAGGTGGTTCCTCTGGGGTAGGCTCAGGTGTGGGCTCGTCTGTAGGGTCTACTGTAGGCTCTGGAGAAGGCTCTGGTGTTGGTGGTTCCTCAGCAGTTGGTTCTGGGCTTGGCTCAGGAGTAGGTGGCTCTTCAGCAGTTGGTTCTGGGCTTGGCTCAGGAGTAGGTGGCTCTTCAGCAGTTGGTTCAGGACTTGGTTCTGGGGTAGGTTGGTTGGCTGCAGCATTGGCTGCTGCTTGTGCAATAGCAGCATTAAGTTCTCTTTGCGATTGCTCATCATAGTAACGCCATGCGTCATCAATTGCACTATTAACATTATTAATTGCTTGATTGTATGCGCTGATTGCATTATTTTTATTCTGTAATGCTGTGGCAACATTCAAAACTGAATTATTATATTCAGTTGTTTTATTATTTAGTGTTTGATTGTAACCATTAAGTGTTGATACTGCTTGATTATAAACATTTAATTTATCATTGTATACATTTTGGGCTGAGGTCTTTGCAGCAAGTGCATTGTTATATTCATTGGTTTGCTCTTGAGTTGCTCCAGGTCCAGAGGAAAATGTGTTTAAATTACAACTAAAGTTTTGTCCCCATACTCTTGGATTTCCAGCATAGTCACAGCCTGCTCCAGTCCATCCTCCAGGAATTCCCCATCCAAGAAGATATGAGCCTGGTCCTCCACCGTTGTACCACCATATCTCTACATCAAAAACTTTATCTGTTGTTACGTCATAGACTGGAGAGTAATCGCTCCAAGTTGTTCCTTGCTCTACCCAGTTGTCTATAGCCAATGATCCATCAATATACATTCTAAAGCCATCATCTGTGTACCCTGCAAAGTATGCCTGCGTAAACCATGAAGGAACTGTTATCCGACCACTAAAATTAACTATAAAGTTTTCATATCTATTTCCACAGACTGGAAGTTGCATAGAATTTGAGTTCCATGTCCCAGTACATATAACAGATCCAGTGACTGCTTGGCTACCATTTCTTAATAAGGTATAAACAGTATATTCCAGTCCTGCTCCACCAGCACTATTTAGGGCTTGCTGGGCTGTTTGTAGATTAATATTGGCTACACCAAGGGCATCATAGGCATCATTTTTATTAGTTAAAGCAGTGGCCACCTCTGCTGTTTGTTCATCTAGTGCTGATTGGGCTAAGTCTTTTTCTTCAAGCGCCGTGGTTTCTGCGTCAAGGGAATCATCATATAGATCATAGGTTTGAATCTGAGTTTCTTTTGCAGATACCGCAAGGTCATACTTATCTTCTGCTTCTTCAATTAAGGATATAAATTCATCTTTGTAGCCAAGATCATTTATGCTGTTATTAAGTTCCTGTATTTCTTGGGCTGCAACCGTTAATGGATCGTCAGAGTTAGCCTCTGTTGGTGCTATAAATAACCATCCAAAAGCAAGTAAAATAACCGTAGATATACGCAAGAGTTTGTTCAAGTAGGGGACTCTCCTCTTGCCTATTATATCAAATTATTCAGTTAGACATAATAATATAACAAAAAAGGGAGCCAAATTAATGGCTCCCCTAGTTGTTGGACTAATTACTTAAGGTAAGTAACCTTAGCCTTTGGATTCTTTGCATTCCACTTCTTTGCAAGTGCATTGAAAGCATCCTTAATTGACTTAAGTGCAGCAGCATTATCTGCTGTTAACTTAGCGATAGTTGCATCCTTAGCAAGGACAACTGCATCTGAAGCAGCCTTTGCATCAGCAAGAGCCTTAGCAGAAGCAGCCTTTTCTGCTGCAAGAGCAGCATCTGAAGCAACCTTAGCAGCAGCAGCATCTGAAGCAGCCTTTACGACTGCAGCATCTGCAATTGCCTTAGCAGCAAGTGCTGCATCCTTAGCAGCGGTCTGAGCAGCAAGTTCTGATACTAGATCACGAACTGTTACCTCAGCAAATGGAGCAATGGTGCGAACAGTTAGACCAACTACGTCTGCTGAGTTAGCATCTGTTGATGTAGTTGGAGCAAACATAATGAGTGCTCGTGTTCCAGTTGTTGGAAGTGTTGCAGTAAACTTTGCAACTCCAAAGTCTGAAAGTGTAGCACCAGTTGATGCTGTTGCTGAATCTAGTGTCGCTGTAGCAGCAAATACTGTTGCAGTAAGTGACTTACCAGAAACCTTGTTTCCAAATACGTCTGTTGCTGTAACAAGAATGTCTTGCTTTGTACCTGCAGCACCTGTTGCTGGAGCAGAAACGGTTAGATTGTTAATCTTACCAGCAGTACCCTGTACGTAATATGTTAGTGTTGTTCCACCGTTTGTAATTACAACTGTACCAATTGCTGTTGTCTTTGTGTAGACATAGAATGTTGCAGTTGTTCCTGTACCAGTTGCAATTGTCAAAGATGATGATCCTGATGTTGCTGCTACTGGTGCAGCAGATGTGTGTAGTGCAGACACGATTGTTGCGTTTGTTGTTACTACAGAAACAATTGTTCCTGTGTCAACTGTTGCCACGAACTTTAGTGCGTCAGCAGCGTCAACTGTGTTGTCTGCAGGGACTGGCAATGCAGCAGGTGTAGCAATTGCAGAAGCGGTTGTATTGGCCGTTCCAGCAAGATCTACAGCGACTGTCATTACAGCAGCACTTGCAGGTGTTGCTACCATTGTGCCCAAAGTCATGGCTGCAACCATGGCAAGAGCGATCTTCTTAAATGAATTCATTACTTCTCCTTGTTTGATTAAATTAATTTGTATTCATCTAGGAAATCTCTGATATCTTCAGGAATTTCCCTAGTTTCTAATTCTACCATATCCCTTTGCTTTTGTGCAAGTCGGGATGCAGTAGACCAAGTATGGATGTCAATTTCTAGGTTGGAATCCTTACTGGTATGGGATATTGCCCCAAATACCGCCCCACAAACGGCATCTGCCAAGTCCTTAGATTTCTTGCGTGGATGGTCAACCTTGTTATTTCTCATAATCTTAAGTTCACTCATCTCTTCAAGCAACAAAGGAATCATTGGCATAGCAACTCTTTCTTCATATATCATCATTGCTAAATCCTCATAGTGTTTTTTAGCAACAGAAACAGTATCAGTTCTTATACCAACAGCCTTTAATTCATTTTGAATATCAAAAGACTGCCATCTATCGAACGATACCATTCCAATATTAAATCCTTCTCTGCGAAGGTTTTGTATCCATAGTTTTACCTCAGATAGGTTGACAGGGCCTTCTACCTTTGGCTCCCACCAAGCAACGGCATCAACAATTACTATTGGTGCTACCTGCTCATAATCTTTAATAACTTGAATATTAACCCACTTATCAACATGGGCAATAGCAACTGCACACTTGTCATGCTTTTGTGCAAGGTCAGCATGAACATAGTATGTTTTTTCTGGATCTGGTGTAAATCCAGGATC